CATCTCTAGGGTATCAAACTGACATTGGTCAGCTTGGGAACGGTACCTATAAAATACGAAAACTGAAAGTCTTCTCCAACGGCTCGTTGGAAAGGAACTACAGAAGTGTTTGTACTTTTATAACTAAATACCGTGCCAGGTTGGGAAAAATCCACGGTTCCAGACACATTAGGAACGGGATTTATAGCCGTGATACTGATGGAGCCGGTAGGCTGAGCATTCAGAGAACAGTGAGTCCGGGCGTGGTAAGGTATAACCACAACATCTTCGCCAGTCGCGGAAGTAGCGGCTATGCCAGTGAAAGGAAATTTACGACTCGTAACGTTTGCTCCACTGGTTCTGGAATTGAGAGAGCTCTCGCTGTTGCCTGTGTAAACATACATACAGTTAGAGGAATTCAGAGAATCCAGCCGTCTAAATCCGGTTACTGCCGTGCCGGAGGTACGTACATCCATACCCCCTCTATAAAAAGCATACAAAGGTGATAAATAACCGTACGAGTCTCCGTTAAGACCCCAACCCGTAGCAGCTCCTGACGCAGAACCGGGAACGAAAACGCTACCGTGCCATGGCCAGTATGCTGTTCCTCCAGTAGTCGAAGGGGCCAAGACGGCGGCAGAGCAGTTTATATCAGTGAAGCGTTTTAAAAGCTGCCTAATGCTAGTAAAAATTTCTCCCTGCGACTGCTGGCTAGGCTCAGTAGACATATTCGAAGGTGGATCACCGCCTATCATGTTAGCCTGAGTGGAAAAAGGTCCAGGGGTTAGAACAGACCGGGGTAAAGCAAACTCCAGGTCGGCCCCTCCACTGTAATAGGGCAAGACAGTGATGCTCTGACCCACAGTCTCGGGGGCACGCAAGTCGGAAAGTACCTGAACTTGCAAGCGGCCGCTCCAGTCCTCCATTCTGAGATAATTGCTAGGAGCATAAAAAGGCAACTCAAACTCCAATTCGTCCGCTTCTCGAACATCAACGACCATACGCAACATAGGTGTAGTAAGCGAAGGTGTAAAAGCGGTAACGGATCCGTTAACTATAGGGTCGAATAGTATGAGCAAACGGCCACTATGGAACATAGTCTTCACAAAAGACATCCTAACTTTGATCGAGCCTCTCCAGTAATTGAAGCAGTCCGCAAGATAGTTCATAGGCGGGCCAGTGGTGTAAGTAAATCTCTGAGTTCCTGAATCCACAAAGGACGTGGAGCATAGCAAAAGAGGGGATATCTGTTGGCTATAAATAACGTCTCCAGAAGCATTGGCAGTCGTCCACTGAAAAGAACCAGTCATAGCTGGCACCTGCTTCAGAAACGCGAAAGACATCTCGTCTTCGCCTCGAGCAGAACAGCAATCGGTTATCTTTAGGTGATTTCCTGCAGTCAAAGCCAAAGGAATACCGGGAGATACTCCGTCTGAAGTGGCCGAAAACCTATTTGGCTGTTGAATTACCACACCGGGAGTCACATTAACCTCCGGTTTACTCCAGCCGAAAAAAGAAGCAGCACCAGAAGCGACTTCTAGCGCCCAAGAGGTAGGACCCGCAAAAGGAGCTAAAGCGGGAATAGCAGACAATGTACCGACTGCTTTACCCGCGACTCCAAGCGCGTCGGCAATAGGAGTCATAGGAACAATGTCCTTCTCACGCTCTATAGTCGCGACGGCGCGCATTTTCGACCGGGTGTTAATCTTGGACTTCGGCATGGAAGACTTAGAAGACTGGGGATAACAAGGCGCAGCAAGCTCAAAATCTTCGAACCACATAAATATGCTATAATCAATACCAGTTTCCCCGGCGGACCCGGTCAACAAGGGGGACAGGACACTCAAATAAATGGTGCCCCAGTCGTAACGATGGGCGACCCTGTCGTAATAGTGGTTGGGTCCGACATACGGAATTTTGATTATTGCGGCAGTTGATCTCGCATCGAGCTCTACCCCGAGTTGAGTGGTTTTGGTGGTCAAGTTGGTATTCCACAATCCCGTAACAGGAGTCGTGGTAGCACTTAAATCCGCAGCGCATGGAATAAAGTGCATAAGTAACCTGCCTGCCTGGAAAGGATTCGCATTAATTTGTAACCTAATGCAAGCTTTCCCGCGGACAAGATTAAAAGCGTCTAGTTTCTTGACCCAAACTGTAGACGCCTCAAGTGCGGTGGCAATACTAGTGTTATAGATCACACTATTTGCCGCCGCACCGGCAGACCAAGTCCCAGTAAAGAGCAACTGGGGCCGGGCCATAAATGACGGTATTCCGGTATCTCTCACCGAAATAGAATCCTCGCTCATCGAGGATACGACGACGTCCTCTACAGGTGCGTCGTCAAGAAAAACGGTAGTTTCACTAACTTCCGTGGGTGTTACAGTAATTGTTTTTGTTTCAGTTCTTTCCATGATAATATAAAATAATTCAATTCCTACTCGGTGCGCTATTCACAATATATACATATCCGCATGGGCTAACACTAGACCCAAGTTAAATCTTCAACGACGCGTGCGGTGTGCAGCTTGCACACGTCGAAGCTGCTCCCACACTCGGGAGACAGACCCTGTTTCAAAAGATGTGGTACCAACACTCTTCTGAAACGCTCATAATAAGAACGCCCTCGCATGGAAACCTCTACAAAGAACTGGTTCCACCTCGCGATCTTATCGTCATGAGACATATCCCGAAACTGCTGGCTCTCGTAAAGCAACTGTTTCGCGTTTGTCTCATGCTTGTTGGCCATAACGATGCCAGAGGAACTGTTATAGAAAGTTCTACACAGAAATTCCACTGGTTCGTCACTGACCAAATCGGCTGAAACCTTGCCCGTGGTGTACACAGCTCCAGGGTCATCAACCAGGAGCTTGAACTCCTTAATAATGCCGTCTTTCGAAATGGGTTGAGGTTTCATGCCCAAATCGAGAGAGGCTTGAGCCAACGTAGTGTAGCAAAACCCCCTGTCTATAAGTTCGTCGCTCGGTACGGCGGCACAATCATCCCCATGGACGGAAATTGCAAGCATGTCTATCTGCTTCAAATCATCTACATCCAAGGGGGTGAGGTGGCTCTTTCCCAAGCAAGTTACGCTATAATTAATCAGGAGATCATTGGCTGCACCGTTGCCCACGCTGGTCACTGGCGATCCAGACGCCAGACCCGCTTCAAATTTCACAACATATGCTGAAGTGAAAGTTTGGGGAAAAAGAACGTAAGGAGAAACTATTATCTCGTATAAACATTCTAAAACCCTGCGGTCCTCCTCCGAATAAGTGGTGGCGGAATACATGACCATTTCTAGAGCAGCGCGATAGAACGTGCTGTTCAAGAGAATGTCCCATTGGCTAAAATCGAGATCCGTGGCCAATTTAATGGGGCTTTCCTGCTTTACACTCGTAAGGTGGGAATACAAACGGGGGCCGTCCTCAAAAGGGTTAGCGTATATTATATTGGTTGCAAAGCCGAGCAACTTATAGAAATAAAGAGCTTCGCCCATATACATCAATATAATTATGTTAAGGATCACACTATAGGCGTAAACGCATCTAGTGTTTTTCCCAACCTTCCTGTGCTCGTCCTTCGGCATGGCCATGACGAATAGTTCGCGATCAGAATAGTCTATTTGACCCAATTTGAGTCTAGACAATACGCGCTCTACACGGTCAAGAATGTCCTTATAATAAGCGGAAGCCTCACAAGCACCGGTTTCGCCAAGGTACGTAGCCTTAGTGATTCCTTTAGGGAGGCCAAACCACTCGTAGGACATGCAACCCATAATGCCCATACTCGTGGACCGGGACAAAGCGGGAAGATGACCATTGCCGTCAATGACCTCTTTTACGGAGATCACCTTAACGGTAACATCGTTAGCGGCAATATTAGCAAACTTGCTCATTTGTCGTTGGCGATGGGCCACTACTGCGCTCAGTCTTTCTTTATTAACCGCCGGCTTAGACAGGGGCCTCCCTAACATGGCCTTCTGGGTATCGGATATAGCAACCGACATGGCCTGATAGGAAAATTTGGGCTTAATGTCGCTGGTCATAACGTCATCGTGCATAGCGGTAGGTAAAGTCCTAGCCTTAATGGCCGGGAGCCTGGCCGCCACCGTACCCACGACACATTGCGTGCGTGTGCCGTCTATAACGGCTTCAGTTACAGGAAGCATGTTAGGAGCCTTCTCATAGATGATCTTATGACCGAAATCATCCTGGTGGATTTTGACATGTGCGTCGTAATCCTCCTGGGAAAAATGCAGACATATCGAGCTGACGTTATTGCCAGAAACATGTATGCCAAGAATCTTAGAGGATGCAGCATACATACTGCCGCACTCTCCGAAAGCGCCCACGACCTTGCTGGTGACAACTGCGTTTGACGCGTGAAATTGAGGTTCGGAATTAGTATTACCGTACTCATCATTTTCGTCGCACACCCTGTTGTAGGAAACCGCAGCTCTGCAGACAATGAGTTGGTTAAACGTCATGTTTTTGCCGTCATGTTTGGAAGAGCCATAAACTACATCAAAGGGGGCAGCTGCATGCCGCTCAAACTCCTTGCGAGTCATGAATCTATTACGCATATCACTCTTGACGACATCGCGTATGTAAAAACTCATTATATCATCCTCAGAATCCCTAGTAGTTCCACAAACGGCCTTTGTCAAATCCATGTCTGTAGCGGTAAGGCGCAAAGACCTACCGTTGCTATATCGCAGCTCACAGTATCCAGTAGGATTCAACTCGAAAAAGGAAGCCATACGATCCGCATAATGGCGTGGAACGAAAAGCAACCTGCCCGACTGTATACAATAAGCCAGATCGACGGTGTGGGTATCGCCTATCAAGCACATTTGGGCACAATTGGACAAACACGACTTGATTACATCGATAGTCGTGTTATCCATAGTAGACCCCTGAGTATAAGTCGCCAAGCCCATTGCCGTCGCTTTGGCAGCGGCCTGTTCGGCTACTGTCTTACCAATAGCTCGCATCTTGGCTCTCACTGCTTTTGCTGAAACCGTACTGACGACGGTTCCACTCTGAATCGAGACACCAGCATTAAAGAGATAGTCATAGAGAAATAAGCCTCCTCGCCAAGCGGCGAGTAAACCTAAAGCTCCCAATATCTGGTGTCTATAACCGTATATGGCGGAGCCTACCGTTCGAAGGCTATCTACCACGACCTCCTTGCAGAGCTGCCACCAAGACTTGACTTCCACCTGTTGAAAATACGCTTCGAATAGAGCATAGGAGCCTACTGGAAAGAGTTTGGAGCCTAGCTTCACATAGGGCTCCTCCGGACCATCGGGTTTAATAGTACCCGTGGTTCCTTGATGGGGGACCAACGTAGTCGTCGGACCCGAACCAAGGACACACATCTTGGTGGTTTCTAGCCAGGCCGTAAAGCGTTCAAAAATGCTCTTACTGGCGTCTACAGTCAGACGATATTTTTGTCTCAAGACGTCGGCCCTTTCATCAGGGGGAACGTACTCGTCCGGCACGTAATCGGGAAAATACTTCCTAATCTCATCAGTAAAAGCATCGAAATACTTGGCCGAGAGATCTTTGTGTTCTTGAACACGTTGATCATACAGTTTATGAAGTTCTAATAAAAAGTCTGGCACGGTAAAGTCAGGCCCAAAACACTGTTCGGTCTCTGGATCAAACTTGGAAACCATGAGGTGCTTAAAAGTAGGATCATGATCGACAGCTATTTTAGTTCTGTCTAAACCCCTATAACGCCTGGGTAGCATTTCATCTCCTTCAGCTAGAAGGGAAAATTCTTCCTTAACCCAGACAAGCCAAGCAGCCTCCTTAACCCTATTAAGAGGGGCATCAGGCACGTTATATTGCGTCTTCAGCTGGTTCATGAGGGTTGGACCCATAACATTGGTACCATATATCACCATTTTTGCGTGGACTTTCGTTTCCTTAACGAAAGCTCCGTCGACTTCTACGGTTCTATTGGAACCCAATTGGAACATTAGGGATTCCGCCTCATGCATCTCCTGGCCAACTGTAATGCGACCTATTTTATAGTCATCCATGGCCAGTACTACCGGACACGAAGACAAGTTCAAATATTTAGCATCAATTTTTAACCATTTGACATAATTGGCTTTGTTGGTCTGAATTCGTCTCAACATTTCCACGTCGTTCTTGTACATGTAAGCCAATTGGCTATCTATCGCCTGCGGTATGAGCCGAGACTTACCGATACGAGACGCCCCGAAAAGGGCGACCGATACAGGCCTAAATGCCACATCGGCATTAGAAAGTCCGGATGAATCATACATCGCGGCCAAAGGAGAAACCTGCTTAAGAAGAGCTTCTATGACCCGAATGATATCGGACCTATTAGCTATTTTACAGCCAGGCTTGAGCAACAAATGGTGATAGTCTTTCAACTCTTTGGCAACATCGGACATCCTCTTCATAGCCTCTCCGGATATACCGTCTCCAGCCATGACCGCAAAAGCGATATCGATTTCCTCTCTGATTTTCTTCAGGGTAAGATCCCCGTCCATAATTCGAGAGGCTATTCCGCTTTCATCGGAGCCCATGATATACTCTAAACAGCTTACGATAAAATCGGAAACCGTTTTCAGACAGAACTCGGCGCCCTGCATTTTCTTGCGGATACCATCGGTTTTGGACAAAAATCCGTCTAGATCGCCAGAAGAGCCCATGGACTTGCCAGTCAAATAGGCGAAAAGGCAACCAGAAACGGCAGCTAAAACATCGCTTGTGGAAAAAGCTTGAAGGCGCGTCCCGTCCCCTATAGCAAGGGGGGCGGATCTGCCGGAAACCAAGTCCAACAAGGAACTTATCAAATTGTCAAACGCAACTTGCAAAGTAGGCATTTTGAAAACGTGGTAAACGACTCCCACTTGACCGAACGTCATGATTGTCTTCAGCACGGAACTTTCCGTCTTGTCTTTAAGCATAGATAAGCCTGTCAACATCAGAATCGCTTTGACCACTCCGACTAAATCGTCGGTCAAGGCGAACATAGACACGACCTTTTCTAACTGGGGGGCTCCCCAGGATTGCCAATCGTTACTACCGGGAATGGACTGGAAAACTGATCCCAATCCAGTATTGATGTTAACGTCTATGCCCTTTTCAAGCAAATCGCGTATGGATTCAAACTGTCCCTCATCAATTCTGACTGGATCAGTGGCGATCTTCAAGGACCCCAACAGATCTTTCAACTCCGAAATGGTTTCTTTTTCCACTCCGAGATTAACTCCCGGAGTAGGTATAGCGGACTTAAGCGAATTTAAAATTCCGCCTATCATTCCGGGTTTCACTTCGGAAGGGCCATTCATTTGAACCTGTGTGCCGGTAACTACCAACGGTCCGTCCAATCCGCGAACAGAGATTCCAGGGTGCTTTCTATAAAACTCCCTAACAGCTGATTCCTGACCCAGATCCCAATCTGGGTAGTCATCTAAAACCTTGTATAAACACTCTAAATAGGTGTTACATTGAGGGCTATGGATGCACGCTTCATCTTGTGTTTCAGCGGACGAGAAATATTCGTCATCCGAATCAAAACCTAAAGGCTCAGCGAACGCAAGAGGCTCTGCTTCATCGTCGCTAAACGACGCACGATTGTTCATATCTAATCCGTTACCGCCATGGTCGAGTGTGAACATCGACTCAGTGGGCGAAACGCGCATAGAATGGGCATGAAACAGTTCTGACCACGATTGCGGTTCCTCACTCAATACACTTTCTAGATCATCATCTAGAATGTTTTCCTCCATACATAAGTAATCTCCATCATCAGATGTGTGAATCTTACCCGTATGGGACGCACCCCATACCAAGCCTGACTGTACTGGTACCACAGTAAGGCTAGCATGGGTGCTTTTGTTTTCCACGAAGGAAAAACGCTCACGACTAGCGTGAGGTCTGCTCTCCTTT